GAATCATCTCCTAACACTCTATAGAATAACTCAGGTTTTAAGTCTGGGTTAAACTTCCTAAGCACAGTTAGCATCACAATATGATGCTCAAGTGCAAAGCTAGGAAACGAGGATAGAAATCCTTGTGGCTGTCCATTACTAAAAGAAAAAGCAATTTCTTTTGACCCAATTTTAATACTAGTAACACTAGTCATTATATCAAGCCATGAATCTGCTAATACAGATGCATTATCATTATTATTAAAGATTAATTCCTTTAATATATACCATTGTAAACCGAGATTAAATGTATCGGTTGCACTAGTTAAGTCAAGAGAATATATACTCCAAGACTTTTCCTTTACCATAACATGTTTAACATGGGCTGGCCCTCTTGCTTGATCAAATGTACAATCAGAAGGTATATTTGACAATACCCTAGCGAGTAAGTTATGATAGTAGCTTAATCGATCCTGCTCTGAGTTATTCAACGGATGAATAATGCGAGGTTTTGGTTTCTTCTGTTTTATAGAAACAGCAGAACGTCTTACTGATTTTGCACGTATACTACGTACAAAATCATCATTAATACAATAATCTTGGTTAAAACCAATTATTGTATCTAATTTACTTTCAGGAAATTTCTCCTTAAAGTAATCTGGTTCTATGCATGAGGCAAATAACCCAGGTATAGATATCCTCTTGTTCTTGTATATCATAGAAGAACATGTTGATTTGGATGATAATTGTGGATTAACATTATCAAACATGAATAATCTTTGATCTCTATATAATAGAATCAATGATTGAACTATATCTTTAGCCCATTTAGGTGGAGTTAAAGATGGATTAGACATATAATATTTAATAATATTAACTGTCTCTTTTAAATCCTGAATACCTTCTTTGTATTCAGTATTTGTTGAACTACTAATTTCTTTAAAGTCATTAATAGTTGTATACTGTGGAGAAGCGGATAAGCTCTTCACAAGTTCTGCAGTCATCCTATCCTTTTCGGACTGGTATAACTCTGGCTCATTAACAATGTTATAAACACTTGTTAATATTCTACATATAACAACAACATTATCTGGTGTTATAATATCTGGTCGGCACAATAGTTTTAATCCATTGTACCAACTTCTAAATGACCTAGGACTAACATCCTGAGACATTACTGTAATACTACCTACTTTAACAGTAATAGTATTCTTGTACGATATAACATGTGTATCATGTTTATCGGTCTGGTAACTCTGTAATATAAAACTAATTATAGAGTTTAATGTCCTTTGATGCCTTTTTGAGGCTTCTCGGAACTCACTTCTACACTTGTCTGAAGACAATTGTAAATAAGCATGTGTGTAACTGTGAACACAGTTGTAAACAACTCGTTCAATTTCCGGCAACAATATTTCTGGAATTGATTCCGTTTTACAAATAAAGAGTAAATTATCTGTAAAATCTTTTATCCTCACTTTAGAATACAAATTGAGGAATCTGTGTTGCTCGGTACCATTATAGGTATTGATCTTATTGGATGCCATTGGACATCACCTCCTATGGTAATACTATTGTGTAACTGTAGCGTCTACAACGTAGACAACTAGCTGAAGTTAACAATCCATTGAGACAGCGGCTTACGCACCAGTCATATGGGAAGTACAAC